GACCTTGCTGCCTTCCATAAAAACGAATTCATATTTTTTTGCCCCTAAAATGGTTATCTCTTGAATGACAAGCTGTGCCATTTCAGGGACAAATTGCTTTAATGGTTCTTTTTCCGTAATCTCCATCATCTGCCCCGCCCGTATTTTTTCAAGCGGAGTGCCGTTTTCTGCCCGTTCCATCCACCTTGTAATATATTTCCCCCTGTTCTCGCACAACTTATTGAATGCCTTAATGAAACCTTTTTCCAAATCGGTATTATACTGCACCGGAATCCCCTGCTCATATTTCCTACGGTACACCATCTTTGCCCCTTCGCTCCCGCTTTCACTTTCTGCCTGTGCGAAAGCCGCAAGGATGGTCAGCATAAGCTCCCCTTCCCCCGAAAGGGTATTGATATTCTGCAGGTCAAAAAAAACACCGATATTACGCTCCTTCAGCTCCCTCGTAACCTCCAGAACGATAGCGGTGTTCCTTGCAAACCTTGATACCGATTTTGTTAAGATCAAATCTATTTTTCCTGCTTTTGCGTCAGCAAGCATGGACTGGAATCCGGGACGCTTATCCTTAAATCCCGATATGGCAAAGTCACTGTAAACGCCAACATACTCGTAATCGGGATTGGCCTTGATGACTTTCTCATAATGCTGTATCTGGTTTTCCAACGAATTTTCCTGCTCATCCGCATCCGTGGATACTCTGCAGTATGCACATACTTTTAATTTTTTCTCCTGCTCCTGCCGTCCTTCTCTTATTTCTATTTTCACAGCCTTTCCTCCTTCCGTTTTTGTTGTGTCTATCTATCACTCTAAACGCCAAGAATAGCAAGTCTTTTCTGCCGCACCTTTCATCTTTCTTTACTTGGCAAAAAGCAGAAAAAAGAAAGGCTGACAGTCCCCAAAAACCGCCAGCCTGACCGTTTAACATCGAACTACATGATCCAGCGAAATCCAGCCGATTCCGCTTTTTAACCTTCCCCATTTGGAAGCGCCTTTTCCGTCTGCCTCCCCCACAATGGTGTAAACGCCGATAGGAATATACTTCACACGGGCATGGTCTGTACCCGGCCCTTTACGGATATTAAGATCAGAAATCTTAACCCTGACCATGTAACATTATAATTTTTTCAGTTCTGCAAACGCGAATTTATCGCTTACAAATTCTTACACACCATTACCGGTCTCATTCATCCCCTATATCCTCAAATCACTTTTTTCTTATGTTACTGCGAAATTTCTCACGTAGCAAAGCATATTCCATAAAAGAATATATAAAAGCACTTTCTTCCTTTCCATCAAGAAATAACAATCTGTCTATCGGAAGTCTCCCTATATCTAGCATTTCCTCTTTTAATTGTACAAATTCTGAATGTTTGCCAACATATTCTCTCAGTGCATTTGATGGCAAACTACTAATCCTTCCACTGTGTTGAAAAGATACATCTTTTCCAGATAATACAGCAAAAGTATCTAAATTATATTCCAAAATTGCCTTGCTCACTTTGAATTTATCTATTGCCACAAACAATATGGTATAACTTTTTCGATGTGTATTTTCCTTATCATATTCTGTCGACTCTCCCGTGCCAAACATTGAGAAACTCAATATTTGACTATCGCCATCAACATCATTTACGAGAAATGACCTATATAATCCATTAAAATGTCCGCCGCCACCATTAGAATAATCATAGTACCGGATACCCAAATCTTCCACCATTTCATAATTTTGAAACTTTGCTGTCGGCAGTTTATGTTCTTCATCAAGCAAGGCTTGATACAGATTAACTGCAAATGGAATGATTTTTGAAGGAGTATCCCCGCCAAAAATCCATACATCCGCTTCGCTGTATTCTCTCATCAAATCAAGGTTTTGTAACTGTTCCAAAGTAAATCGTGGCAGTTTTTCTTCCTCTGGCATAATTGTCCCACTTTTTGAAACCATTTCATCATAAGAAAGAACTTTCTCCAGTTTCTGGTAGTTATTAGTTTCTTCTATGAATTTGAAAATCTCTATATCAATACCATTTGTAACGATAAAATAATCAGCACCAACAATATCGCTATACCTTACCGCTTGTTCCACTACTTTATCCGTAAGAAAAACATTTGATTGTTTACACTCCACTACCATCAGTGGATATAACACATTATCCCCTACTTTTCGATGGATCACTATATCGGCACGTCCCTTTGTTCCCGCTACATATTTTGACATCGGTATTTCAAGCATAATATATTCAGCAGGCACCTTAAGTGTCTCCTCGCAGTATTTTGCAACCTTCTGTCTAACGATCTCCTCCGGGGTTATCTCAATCAACCGTTTCCTATATGGATCAAGAAAACATTCCTTTCCGCTTCTTTTGTAATTTCTAGGCAATTGTATTTTCTCAAGCTCTTCTTGTATTCTCACAGCATCATCCTCTTTGCTTCCGTTAAAACCATGTCCCAATAAAACAATTATCTAAAACGGCATTTTTTCAATCATACCATACCCCTCGACTGTAGTAAAGTATCTGTAACTCCGATAATCCGGCAAGAAATAAGATGTTTCCTACCGGATTAAACTTAAAAACGATCCATGTCCTCCTGCGTTGCAAGCGCAGCATATTTATGCTCATCATTCCTGCTCTCGATGGAGCAAATAATATAACGGATGGTCATATACCAGCTCTTTCCCTCCCTCTTTGTATTCATACACATGGAGTGGAAGCGAAGCCACCGTCTCCGCCAGAATCCTCACACACGCATAGACCGCTGTGGTCTGCATCGCCGTCCTCTCATTGACAGGTTTTCCGCTTGTCGTCCTCCCGAACATAAACGAATACCCGCTTCCGGCTGTATTTGTCGGTTTATCCCTCGCCTGACCGAAGCCGAAAAAACTTTTTAGTCCCATATTCCACCTCCAAAAATAAGTATTAAAAAACACCTATCTTGAAGTCATTGATCTTCAAAATAGATGTTCTCTATTACTATGAATTATACAATCCTACTTTTTTTAAATCAGTTGTTGCATCCATCATTATTTCACTTGCTTTTCGTTCAATAAGATCAAGTAAATTTCCTTTGTTATCAAACAGTTCTTCTAACTCTTTTCCGCAAATAGAAATTATTACCACTTGATGAGAAAGATAGTATTTGACTGCCAATTCTTTAAACGTGGATGGTCCTTTCTCCTTCGAAATAATGATTCCAAATTTTATACACTTTCCATTCCCACCTCCATTTGCAGTAGTAATAATACTATGTAACTTTGACATATATCCACCGCTTGGCGTCTGGCTCTCATTTTTGCATTCAATGAAGAATCTTGCACCTATCGTGTCAAAAATACCAAATTTCAAATACATTTGGTTTCTTACACAGCAATCAATTTGATTCGTTGTTGTCCGAATCCCTGCCGCCTTAAAAATAGGACATAAATTGAAAAGATATTCTGTCAGATTTTCTAATGTATCTCCAATCTTTTTTGTTGTCCCCTTCCGGCTTGCAATTGAAGCATACATATCTCTTAATTTCTGATATTCTTCATCGGTTGGATGAAACAAATATTCATTAATATTACCAGCTAGAAAAATGGTTTCCATAGAATCCTCTTTGACAACAGCCCTAGCTGATAAATCTAATCCTCCCTGCTGCCCTTCTATAAAAACACAGTCGTCTTCCAACGCATATATAATTTCAATATCACTTGGACCTACCTCAATTTCCTCATTACATCCATAGCATTCAAATGGTTTTGATGGAATATCTGCAATAGAATCCACTTTTTTTATGAGCATACCACATTCCGGGCATCGGATTGTATAAAACACTTTCAATATTCCTATTTCTTTGCATTTCGTTAATACCCTACTGGCCAATTGGGGCGAAATATCTAATGCCTTGACCGTTTTGGATACAGTAATATTTTTAGTAGCACCACCAATTAGGCTACTGAAATATGCTTCTAGTTTCTGTATCTGAGCATCATCCAGCATTCCTTGCAGTGCCGATAAGTGAGAACAATACATGTATAATATCCTCCTCCATTGTATACTCCGTAAACTTGAGTATACAGTAATCCTTATTCACCACTATTTTTACTTTGAATTGTTTAGAACAATACATCGTGTTAATTCTCGCGAACATAAATGTTACGCCATCACACGCCTGACTTTTTTGTAGCATTTTTTTGTTATCAAAGAAAATTGCTTTTGACTGAAGCGGCTCTTCTAATGCAGCCGTCTGCTCAACTTTTGAATCTTCTTCATCTGTAGCATTCAGCTTTAATGGATATGCTTCTCTATCTTTAATGAATATCTGTTTATCCGGATAACTGATAGAAAAGTACTTCTCCACCATATTTAAGACATTGGATCTTACATCCTCTTCATAAGCTCGTTTCAGATTACAAATCTGATTCATCACAGAATCAACGATTCCATCAATTTCTGCTGTTTTCTGATTTATCAGTTCTATAATCTCATTTGGTGTCTGTGTATATCTTTCCAACATACAATACAGGCGAGATTTAAATACAGTTTCTGCTTCAAAGCTCTTTTTTGTACTGATTGCCAACTTCTCACACACCCACTTTATGGCTGCAGCTGTTTCTTTTTCAGACTTAGTTGGTGTTGCCTGTTCCAACACAAATTCATCCACATACTTGTATAATCCGGATTTAGATTTTGCACGAGATACAATAATTCCTATATCGCAGTATACGTCAACTGCAATTGGATATGGGACTGTTGCTGCGCCATGTTTTTTATCAAAAGTACATAACAGTTTCCCCAAATACAACCGTATTCTTCGCCCATATTCTTCCGCATTAGAAATCTCATAGCGAAACAGACTTAACTCACCAGAATATCCTTTATTTAAATGTCTATTATCTGCATTCACTAATAAGGGTTCCACAATTTGTTTCACATATTCATCTTCATTCAAAAAAGCAGTTGTAAATGACTCATCATTTACAATCTTTATCTGTACATCTTTAATTCCTTCTATCAGCACATGGTCTAGCCAGTCTAAAACTTCCTCTTCCTTTTCCGGCGACTGGTTTGCATAATTTTCAATATCCTGTATTAACTGTGGTCTATCTAAGGTTGTTTTAAGATCTTCTTTTTTCTTCTCCCTAGCAAATCTTTTTAAGGCCGGGATCGTAATATAACTCTCATCCTCGTTTGCAAATGTATATGGAATAGAAAACATTTTTGCGCCTCCTATGATTTTTTCTAATTATATCATACTTCCCATATACATTGTTATGATTTTCTTTAAAAAACCAAAATGCCCCGCTCATCATAAACGCTGCCTTCATTCCCACCATGACGGATAGCGCGGTCAAGTGCCATGACTGTAGCAACCGCGGCATCGATCTTCTCCGTGGATTTTTCCTTATCCATCTTAATGTTTCCCGCCGGGTCCTGTCGCACGAACACGTTATCCATCATCCACCGCAGCACCTTATGACCGCCGTGGGCGATCCGCTGTTCCAGCGTCAGCTTCATCAGTTCCTTTGTCGGCGGACTCATATCTTTATATCCTTGCCCGAATGGAACAACTGTAAATCCCATGCCCTCCAGATTCTGCACCATCTGGACTGCTCCCCAACGGTCAAACGCAATCTCCTTGATATGGTATTTCATTCCAAGCCTTTCAATGAACTGCTCGATGAATCCGTAATGGATGACATTCCCTTCCGTAGTCTGCAGACACCCTTCCATCGCCCATACATCGTAAGGCACATGATCGCGTCGGACTCGAAGCCGCATATTCTCCTCCGGAATCCAGCAGAACGGCAGGATGATATATTTTTCCGTATCATTTCTCGGAGGAAACACAAGCACAAATGCTGTGATATCCGTGGAACTGGAAAGGTCAAGACCGCCGTAACACTCCCTTCCGGCAAGTTCATCCGCATCTACCGGAAACGCACAGGCATCCCACTTATCCATCTGCATCCAGCGGGTACTCTGCTTTACCCACTGATTCAGCCTAAGCTGCCGGAACACATTTTCCTCCGCCGCATTTTCCCTCGCACTGAGATAGGCGTTCTGTACTTTTTCCAAATCTATCGTATAGCCGAGGGATGTATTCGCTTTAAACCAAGTTTCTTCCTTCGTCCAGTCCTCATCATCCGAAGCGCCGTAAATTACAGGGTAAAATGTCGGATCGATCTTCCTGCTCTCCATGATGTCCACCGCCTTCTGATGCTGTTCAAAGCATACGGAATTCCGGTCTGTCCCGGCTGTCGTGATCAGGAAAAACAGCGGCTGCGTTCTCGCATCGCCGGAGCCTTTCGTCATGACATCAAACAGCTCCCTGTTCGGCTGTGCGTGTAGCTCGTCAAAAATGACCGCATGGACATTCAGACCATGCTTCGTATAGGCTTCAGCCGACAGTACCTGATAAAAACTGTTGGTCGGTTTATATACGAGGCGCTTCACGGACATGACAGGCTTGATCCTCTTTTTCAGTGCAGGGCATTGATCCACCATATCCACAGCTACATCGAATACGATGGAAGCCTGCTGGCGGTCGGAAGCACAGCCGTACACCTCCGCTCCCCACTCGCCATCACCGCAGGTCATGTAAAGGGCAACAGCCGCCGCCAGTTCTGATTTTCCATTTTTCTTTGGAATCTCGCAGTAGCAGGTATTATACTGACGGTATCCGTTCTCTTTGACCGTGCCGAACAAAGTACGAATAATCTGATCCTGCCACGGGAGCAATTCAAAGGGGATACCCCTCCATCGCCCTTTCGTATGCTTCAGGCAGTTTATAAAATTTACAGCATGAGCTGCCTTCGCTTCGTCAAACATTATTTCGCACCACCCTTCACAAGCAGAAGCTCCATCTCATCGCTCTGCTTATCTTCTCCCTCGTTTGCCGTGATCCTACTTCTGGCGGAAGGCGTCAGGCCGAACTGCTCGCAGAACTTATTCATGATTTTAAGATAAGTCTGTGCAATGGAAACCTGCGGCACCTGCTGCCAGTACCCGCTTGGAGTCTTCACGATTGTGCCATGCTGCGTAATAAATTCCTCCGCCTCCTTCCACCTCGCATACGCTTGGCAGTATCCGGCAAACGCCGCCATATCGATCTCCGTGAGGATGCCAAGCTGCTCCAACTGCTTCGCCATCCGCTTCCATTCCTTTTTTGCTTCCTCCTCAAGCCACGAAGGACAGCGCGGGGCTTTCTTCTCCGGCTTCGGCTCGCCCGTGTTCAGGCTCCGCTTGCCCGGATTGCCCTCCAGCACCTTTACCGCCGTAGGCTTCGGTTTTCTTCCTCTCTGTGCCACTGTCCTCACCTCCTCCGAATTATGAAAGACAAAAAGAGCTTCCGAAGAAGCCCTCCCTGTTATTTTTTATGATTTATAAGTATTTAGTTCACTCTGAAAAGGTAACCGTGCTTTTTCTCCCGCTTTTCTTCAAAAAAGTTCATGCTCCCGTTGATCTCAACCAATCCCTCCAACTCACATCCGTTCTGCTTGAAAAGCCATGCTGTCTCCACTGCACTGCTCCAGCCGGAAGAAAAAGTAAACTGCTCGATCCCTATCCTTCTCATGCAGGAAATCAGGCTTTCCGCATCCTTCTCCCAGACAACATCGCTGATGTCCAGGAGGCTGTTTCCGTTATCTCTGGAAATTTCGTATTCCCTCCAAAGGCGTCCTGCCGCGCTCCCCAGCTCCTCAAGGGGCTTCATCAAATCATGGTAGGCGGCTCTTGCTTTCTCCCTGCCGTCCTCTTCCTTTGCCGCATCATAGGCTTTCTTCAGCTCTGCGATCTGTGTGTAGGTTTCTTCAAAAATGTTCTTCATGGTATGTACCTCCGTTTTTTTTGTTTTCCCTTTCGGTAGGTACATATTCGCTCTGAACGGAGGATATATCCAGTCTTTTCTCGTCATAATCTGCACAAACATTCTTGCCGGAAATTGTGCGGATTATTTACGAAACTGTCCAGTAATCTTTCGCCCTTCCTTCCACCTTGCGGTAAGAGCAGCCATTACGGACTTCCCCGTCTTTTCCCATCCTGCGGATTTTTTTATTCAGCAACCGCTTCCGAAGCCGTGTGCCTCGCATCATCTCCGCATTCCACTGCTTCCTCCAGCGGGACCGGCTCCTCTTATCCGCCGCATTCCCGGCAAGTTTTTTCTGCTGGTTCATGCCCCACTCACCTTCTCCCATTTATCTTCGCCGTAAATCAGCGGCAGAGAGCCGTGTCCATGCCACTGGGTATGTATCTGCCCCGCATCATCCACAAATTCCACCGTGCCAATCGTCCCCTCTGGGATTTTGCGGTACGGATCATTCAAGCGGATGAGCCGTACCTTCGTTCCCTGCGGATACTCATTTCTCAGCCTTTCTAGCAGTTCCTTGCTTACTCCGAACATCCCGCTTCCTCCCTTGCAATTTCTTCTGCCGTTTCCTCCGTAGTCTCTTCTGTCGCTTCTTCCGCTGTTTCTTCTGCCGTTGCTACTGCCGCTTCCTTCTCAGCCACTCTTGCCGCCTTGCGGTTTGCTTTCCATTTCTCCTCATCCGCCGGAGTCCGGAAAGCCGTATGCCCCTTCAATCCGCTAAGGAGGAATGTTCTCTCTTCCTTCGTATCCTTACCGCCAAGCCCGATTCTTACCATCCAAGACCTCATGTAGTATTTCTCATTTTCCTCAACGGTCGGCTTCGGGCTGATCCGCTTCTGCATTCCTGCCGACTGCATCATCTTGGAAACAAGCACCGTGTAGGCTCTCACTGCTCCCAGCTCCTCAGTGTAGGGGAATCCCGTGAAAAGAATGGTATCCTCCAAAAAAGCGAATCCCACATTGCTGCCCTCATGGTTTTCGATGAAGGCGATCACTTCCCCGGCATCCTGAAATGTCTCGGCTTCCAGATCCGTGATCAGGCTGTCGCTGACCGAAAATCCCTCCTGCCCGATTGCCTTATTGATCAGGTACTGCTTTGCGTGGAGCATGTTCAGGAGGTTGATGATCCCCTGCGCTCCCATGTCCCCGACCGGAATGCGGATGCCCGTGTAAGAAGTTTCTTCTTCCGTTTCTTCCCCGCCGTTCCCCAAGAAACCGCATTCCGTAAGCACCGCCGTGATCTCCTCCGTCCGGCTCTCATCCTCAAGAATGATCTTGCCTTCTCGGTCTACTGTAATGTTCCCGATCTGATAAGCGAAGGTTGGCGGACCGACATAAACCGCCTTCTCCCCAAGATGCTCTGCGAGTGCCTTTACTACATTTTTTCTGCTTTCAGCGTTTGTCATAATTTCCTTCATATTCGCTATCCTCCTTGTTTTTTAGTAGTAACATTAATCACTCTAAAGCCCCAAATAGTCAAGCGAATACTTCGGATATTATCAGAAAATATCCAGCTCCCGTGATTCCGGCAGGGACATTGCGACAGCGTATGCCACCGTTGCCGTCACCGCATTTCCGGCCTGTTTATACAGTTGGGAATCTGAATTGACCGCCGCCGCTTTTTCATACAGCTCATCAGAAAATCCCTGCAGCCGGAAGCACTCCTTCGGCGTAAGCCTCCGGATTCTGCCCCTCTTCACCATCCGCATCTGTCCGGAACACGCTAACGCATCCGTTTTTTCACAAATATATACGCCGTGCCTGTCCTGAGAGGTCAGCGTAAACATCGGCTCCCCGTCATCCTTCATCCTCCTGCCGTTCTGCCGCTTCTCCATGCGCTCCGGCGTAAGCACCGGATGGACTTCCAAAACTGCGGAATTTGCGGCGACATGGTTGATGATCCCGGCATTATACCTTGCAGTCAGGCATCTGGCAGTATCCGTAATCTTCGGTACTTTATTGGACTGGTCGATAAAATATAGCCCTGTCTTTGCCCCGATGCCCCCGGCATTCCCGACAAGGGTTGCGGAAATTCCATCCGTACCGTAAACACGGTATCCCTGCATCCCATCTATAAGTTTGACAAGAGCTGCTGCGTTTTCTCCGCTGAGAGGTAATATTTCTCTTCTGCCTCGGCTTCTAAGATTTGCGATAATGAACACGCGCTCTCTATTTTGTGGGACTCCGAAATTTTTAGAATTAAGCACCTGCCACCGACAGTCATACCCTGCTTGGTCCATTTCAGAGAGAACGGAGGCAAAATCGAATCCTGCATTAACCGATAACAGGTTCTTAACGTTTTCAACAAGTAGGTATGTGGGCTTAGCACTTTCTTCTTTGCCTTTGAGGAGGTCAATAATGTTGTAATATATTCCACTTCTTTTTCCGACCAGTCCCCTCTGCTTCCCCGCAACAGAGATGTCTTGGCAGGGGAATCCGAAACACCAGATGTCCGCATCGGGAACGTCTTCACTTTTGAGTTTTGTGACATCATCCGCTTTCCACTCTCCTTCCGTGTCATACATCGCTTCATAGGAAGCCCGCGCAAATTTATCATATTCCTGTCATTCTCTCGTTGGGATTCTTCTCATCAAGGAAGGTTGGAAAATAGATATGTGGTGCAACTGGGACGTTCCCAGCTTTGGCAACGATCTTTGCGTAATATGCTGCCTTCTTTTTGTTTTCCTCGATGTTGCCCTGATACGGGCTGCAGATAAAGATTTTCATCATAATAATTCATCCTTTCTCATTCGGCTCTCATGGCCGTGGGGTTCTCGTAAATATAGTTCTTACAAAGCAAAATCACGAAGGATACTATTCATCACCTCAAGATCGTCACCCTGAAGGGTGCTTTGCAGCTTTTTGAGCAGTTCTTGCTGTTTCGGTTTCAGGTAATTGCGGCCGACATAATATCCGTCTGCCACTTTTACACCTCCACCGTATCTGCCACGAATTGTTTCAATTGGGTAAGCGAGAGACAGCTCTTCGATATCGTTTTTTATAGTCCGGACTGAAACGCCAAACTCAAATGCCAGATTGTCAATCT